CCGTTCTGTCTGTTCAACAGTACGTAAGTTATCATCCGTTCCTTGGTTGTCGAACCAGGAAGTCCACGTTCCAAAGGATACTAGAGTAAGTATGTACCCTGCAACAAGCGCCAGCACAGATGTGCAATTGGACACCGCAGTCACAGAAAATTCTCTAATCCCCGGTGGAAAGACTTCCCAGAATTCAACCCCCCATGGTAGTAGGGCACTCCCAACCGCAAGTTCAGCGGTTGATCGTCACCTCACTCATGCGCTCCATTCCATGATAGACCTTTGTACACTCTACGGTTTCCGTTCCGCAGGGTACGACTCTAGGTCTACCCTTTTGCACTGGCAGATATGCTCAGCGTCAATCGGGTGGATCAAGTTTTTGAAGTACAAGTTCTCGGCATTTATGTCTTTCTTTCTCGATAACGAGCTTCCCGAGAAACCCTTTACCTGCGCAGATTATCCCAATCTGCTCGCAGGGGGTTCCCTCGGTCGATTCATTACGCTCACCTGTCGTGGTTCCGATTCTCTTTCCTTTCGGACCTCTCTCCTAATGTTGAAGAAGGGTCTCGAAAAGCCAGGAAAAAAGGAACTAGAGCAGGCCAAAGTTGACACAAAGCGAGTTCTGACCACTATCTGTCCTCCCCAACCGTCCATTTACATATCTCGACCCCGTGTTATGTCTGAGATTAAGCGGACAGTGAGGGAAATCTTCTCGGGTCACCGTTATAGGCGAGAAGATCAAAAGAAGCCCTTTTGCCCATCCATTCGTGCCAATTATACCAACTCCCGTTCGGAGTTTGGGACTCTTGGCACGCTGTTTGAACAAGGGCTTCTTTCGGACGTTGGAACTGGCTCAGATTTATCTCGAGCCGTCCAACTGGATTCGGAGGAGTGTATTTCACAGAATAATCGCACGATCATTAACCCGGAATTCCGTAAAGGAGTTGCCTTGGTCTATGAATCGATCCACAGCGCGGTCGGTCAGCTTGCTACCGACGAAGTCGCCGATGTGGAGCTGGTTGCCTTGCCTGAGGCTCTGAAAGTCAGAGTAATCAGTAAAGGTCCTGCGATGACTTATTTCTATCTGAAACCCCTTCAGAAATTCCTTCATAATATTCTTCGACGGATCCCTGCCTTTTCTTTGGTAGGTGAGACCATCACCCCGGAGCACCTTCTAAGGCTGCTTTCTAGTGATCGTCCCGGTCTTTTGTTTCACTCTCTTGACTATAAGAGTGCGACGGACTACCTGGATCCTGAGGTTTCCAACTACATTGCTTCCTGTATCGCACATGAGTGTTCCCTGTGCCCTGAAGATCTCGAACTCTTTCATAAGGCCCTTACGGGCCACATGGTAGAGGGAGAGCCCCAGCGCCGCGGTCAGCTCATGGGAAGTATTGTCTCATTTATTGTATTGTG